AGTAATTAGAAGTAGTACCCGTTGAATAACTAGCACTGTAATTGTATTGTTCTATTAATCCTAACTTATAATAAAAATTTTCTAAACGGGTTTGAGCCGAAGAAAAATGAATAAAATTAGAATAACTAGAATAATCAACATTAACCTCTACTCCTCTTTTAACTAACAAACTATTTAATTGATATCTTAAACTACCTGATCCTTGGTTAGAAGGTGTTCCTGATAATGAATTAAAATTAGTGTAAGAAGTAGCATTATTGTATTGATCCGTAACATTTAAATTTGTATTAGGACCTTTTAATTGAATATTATTATCTAAAACATCGAATGTCTGAGTAATATTAATATTGTAAGCAACAGGTTCTGATACTTGAGTTACTACCCAACATTGAGAAGTTGTTGTAAATTGTTGGGGTAAAGGTTCATATAATTTAATTAATACTGTAGGATTATTAGTATCTGTTGTATCTAATAAAGCATTGACAGCAATAACTAAATTGTTATCCCCAAAATCTAAATAAAAATCATAATAACTCCCTGTTGTATTTTGAATATTAGAAATTAATTCTAAAGAAGAAGATATTACTAAAGCATTAGGAATAGATGTTGTATCCAATCTAACTTCTGTTCTATCTGAACTTATTTCTGAAATAAAGTATGGATTAAAGTTGTTAGAACTTAATTTAGGACTTAAAAAATTATATAAAGTATTATATTGTCCTTCAGTATAACCAAATGCCTTTAAATCAGTTTCTGGGTTTAAAACAACATTATTATTTATTAATTTATATCCAGGATACCCACTAACATTTTGAACTAAAATATTACCATTTAAATCATAAATAAAATATTCTAAGTAATCCGTTTGAGAATTAAATGTTGTATCTATATTAAAAGAAGTAATAAGAGAACTATCAGAGTTTGAATACTCCTGTAGTTCGAATGTGAATGGGTTTATGGGGGTTATGTTAACTATTTCAGCCATTATATACTTCCTGAGATTATTTGTTGTTGTAAATCTAAATTTTCTTGTCTTAATTGAGTTACTTCCTCAATTAATGCTTGAATAGTATCGTCTGTAGGTGTAGTAGAGCCAATATATGCTCCACTTGTTACTACAAGGTATTGATGAGAATTTATATCTCCAAGTTTAGGTATTTGAAAGAATAAATCTTGATAGTATTGAAAAAACTGATCTACTGATATTGATGGTAAAGATGAAGTAAGAGAAGAAGTAATATTAATTAATTGAGTAAAGGAAGTATCAATTACCTTTTGGTATTGATTTTTATCATAAACTGTTTTATTTAATATTATTTGTTCTTCCATTACCCATTAATTACCTTAAAGTAATATTGATCATTAAATACAACCGTTGAACCACCTATAGTGCTTTGAATTAAAATAGTATAATATCTTTCTGGTTGGAGAAAATTCATATATAAATCAAAATAACTAGAAGAAGCATCAGCACTTAATTTAGTATAAGTAGTATCAAAATCTATGATATATTCGTTTGTTTCTAAATCTTTAATAGCATAATACGATGCTGTAGGTAAGTAAAAATTATTTAAATAAACAGAAGAAGTTTGCCATACTTGAATTGGAAATTCTGGGCGGGCGTTTATTCTGAATCTGTTAATACTTTCACTATAAAATACTCCGGGATTTTGAGCTACAGTAACAGTAGCAGGTAATGTATTTAAAATAGTTTGAGTGGAAGAACCTGTAATGAATGCAAAATCATTCCAACTAATTTGTAAAGCAGGTGGATATATTGTATTTGTATCAACTGAAAAATATTTTAATTCAGGTTGATAATTTTTATTATATACAAATTCTAAATTTTGTTTTAATAAAAACCCATAATTTACAAGTTTAGTAGCTGGGACTGTACCTGAACCAGTAGCCCATGCCTTAACAGTATTAGTTACATCTAAATTAATATCTTTATCTGTTCTATAAGAAAAAGTTACAGAAGAAGTATATTGAGAACCAGTATACCAAGTTCCACCTCCAGTAGGTACAGATGAAGTAAACGAAGAAGTAGCACCACTAGATGGTGGAATTGTCCATGCTGTGCTTCCTGAGAAGTCTGCCCATATCCAACTACATCCATCTGTTGAAATAGGATCATCTAAATAACGTCCTGTTCCCATATCCCAGTTTTGAGCTACAGGAAAACATTCAACAGTAGTTGTTGTGGATAAACCAGTAGCCGTAGCTATAAAGCATTGTAATTTAGCATTCCAACTTCCTGTAGAAGTTGTAGATCCTAAGTTAAATAAAGCATCAGGTATTAAATCAATAGCTGAAGCTAAATCATTATTAGAAAATTGAACTAAAAATCTACTAGTTTGAGGAGAGGGATTTGAATAAGCAAAGGTTGTAAGAGTTGCTTCTACTATTTCATCTAACCCTGTATTCATATTAGGGAATAATGAATATAATGTAGCGTCTTTTTCGGGGAATATTTTTAATACTGCCATTTTATTATAAATTTACTACCCTTCCTTGGATATCTTGGTTTGGATATTTAACTTCAAAAATACTAGGATCTAAAGAAGGATAAATTACATTATTTTGTGTTGCCGCTGATATATCATAAGCGTATCTACTGTATCCTAAATTTTCTCCTACTAAATTAGTAATAGTTATATTTTGTACTGTTTGAACTCCTTCAATAGCATCTAACAAAATATAAAGATCTCTTAAAACAATAGGTTCATTAATAGCCCATTTATCAATAGCAAAATAATCTTTTAAAGCTGTAATACATCTTGTTAAAATATCATTACTATTAAAATTAGGTAAAACTATAATACTAAAATTAACTCCTATATTAATGATAAAAGCATCTTTAATATTAACAGAATCATTAACCATTCTATATTGAGATAAGTATGTAGTAATATTTTGTTTTAAAGCGGGAGATGCTGTGGTTAAACGATTGTTTACGTTATATGACAACACATACAAGTCTAATACTGACTGAGATTCACCTGCTGATATTGATTGTGCTTTTGTAGGTTCAATATATGCTTTTGATACTACACCATATTTAGCAGGCATAGATAATGTTCTTACTAAATAATCATCTTGTGTTACGTTACGTAATTGAGAAGCAAAGTTAGCAGAAGCATTTTGTCTAATTTCTTCAATCGTATCTCCATCTCCTCCACCATCAGCTGCTTCTGGGTTAGTAACTGCTAATGAGTTAAAGATAGTATTTGCTGTACTTGAATCTAAATTACTATTTAGGAATTGAATATTTCCTGTTATGTTAGTTAAATCATTAGCAGATACGTTTGCTGCTACTCCACCACCAGTCAAATATCTAACTACTAAAGTTGTATTTGAAGGGGCAATACCATAAGTATTTGTAAATATAAAATTAGATGGAGAAAATGCTGTTGTTAATTTACTTTGTCCAAAAGGTAAACCTAAACCTACGTTATTTGGGTTAGGAATAATTTCAGCATCATTATCTGCTGTTGTTCCTGAACCAAATTGAAGTTGAAGAGTTGTTGAATCTAAGAAACGAGTAGCAAATCTTCTTTGAACTTGTTTTAATTGTAAAATATATGGAGTATCTCCAGAATATTGAGATAAATTAGGATCGTTTGTGTTTGTATTTTTTATAGAATCAAATACTGTTTCTTGAGCCAAATAATCTACTTCATACCATTTATCTCCTGTAGTTTGATCAGTAATATCTAAAATACCTACAAGTTTTTCGCCTGTTATTTCTACTGTAGAAAAAGGTACAGGAGCACCAAAAGCAAAAGTGGTTGTACTAACAACAGCGGAGGATGCTTTTCTTGTTTTCTTTAATAAGAAATACGTTGGGTTAGCTCCACTTACTGAGTATATAGAAATTTCAGTAGGATCACCAGAACTAGAAACTGAAAAATCTACAGGTTCTTCTACTAAAAAAGAAACATTACTATTACTTGTTGAAGTAATTACAGCATTTTGATTAATAAATAAAGAATAATCAAAGTCTGGAATGTAAGTAGAACCGGAAAGTTTTGCTGGTACTTGTTGGTAAAAATCAATAGGAGCAGAAGCAACTTGAGTTACATTTGGTTTGTAACCAAACATATAAGCCAACTCATATAAGTTATTTGTCTGACGAGCATATTGGAGATAGTTTTCTTGGATTTGGTTATCTAAATAAAATGATAAAACATCACCTACATAGGCGGCCATTTCCATAAACATCATACCAGGTGATGATGGGGTAAAATCGTTATAAGTTGTTGGAAAATAAGTTCTAGCATAGTCAATCAAACTAGCTCTTAGTTCACTAAAGTCCTTATTAATATAGGTTATATTTCTTTTTTTAGTAGCCATTATATAAATGCTAATTGTATTTCGTCAGTTAATCCAGTATCTTTTATACTATATTTTAAAACTACATTAATTTGATTAATATCAGGGAATGAATCAATTCCTAAACTTCCAATAAGTACATTCGGAAAATATGTAGATAATTGAGATTGAATATCTTGTTTCAAGTATTCAGTATTCCCTTCTGTAATTTGTTGAAAAATAAATGCTCTTAAATCTCCACCAAATGTTGGATTTAAATATCTTTCATTTTTATTTGTTAAAAAGAAATTAATTAAATTATTTTTGATAGAAGCTTGAGTAGTATAATTTGATTTAAAAACAGCAGGAGCATTAAAAGGAATATCAACCCCAACAGCAACCGAAGGTACCGTATCTATAGGAAATATTTTTTTAGCTCCAAATGCCATTATTTACCACCCATTAAAGCCATAATTTGATCTAATCCTACACTACCTTCAGGTAAAGCACCATTAACAGCATCTACAGGACCTTGTGGTTGAAAAGTTCCATTGTATGCTGTGGTTGCTGCTCCACCACCTTGCATATCTTCTAAGATATTACCAAACATTGCTTGTCTTTCTTGAGGTGTTAATTGTTTTGGTTTTGACAAGTGAGGTTGAGCATAAGTATCTCTAACTGACTCTGTAACAATTGTCTTAGGAGCACGAACAGCTTCCAATAGAATATCTTTTAATTCTTCTTGAATAGCTTCCTTTACTGCTTCTTTGATAATTTTTTTAAAATCTGATGGTTTCATTGTTTATAAATATTAAGTTAATAAGCTTTTAAATTATCTCTATCAATAATTGTTTTTAATTCATTGATTAATGTTTGGGGATTAGTAGTAAATGATAATTCAGTTTGTATTAAAACAATACCTTGTTGATTTTTACCAAGTGCCCTTTTACGTTTTACTGTGGGTGTATAAGGTACTTCTTCTATTTCAATAATAAATCCGTTATATGTAGTTTGATTTATAGTAGCTTCTGCTTGTCTTTGAGCATCCGCACTATCATTTATTCCTTTAGAAATAGGAATGTAGGTTGAATTAGGACTACATTTTGTTAAAATATTATCTAATGAATTTAATACATTTACTATACTTAAAATATATCCATTAACTAAAGATATTGAAATAGCAGAGGTTGTAATTGATGATTGAATTTTATCTAATTTAGAAGTTCCTGTATTAGTAAATACTAATTTATTTTTAGCATCTTCTAAATCACTTAAAGCAGCAGGTACAGCTCCTGGAATG